CATTTCATACGTGAAAGTAAGATACGTATTCACGAGCTGCTGACGCTGTGTATTTTTGTTTATCACGTTATTGCTCGCAATGACTGGAGTTTTTGACGTGGTTGCCGGAAATGTTAAACGACCACTAGCTTTTCTTCTATTAGAAAGAGTACTTGTTTTAGGAGATTGAACGATAGTTTTCCCACCTCTATCTCGTTCACGTCTAAACATATCTATTATCACCTGAGATTTTATTCCATAAACTTCTGGGGTAGCTTCTTATACAAGTCCGCCCAACTCAAAACACTTATGTCGTCTCTCGTACACCATTCATATTCCTCACCGTTATACCCTGCAAAGTGAAAAGCGTCCATGTTCCAGTGTTTACATATACCACACGTCGTATCATTATCATCTATGATAGTATCGAGATTAAGGGCGTGACATATATCGTATTTCTGTATTTCATAAGTCGTAAAACTATTCGTCAAAATAACATCATCAAATACACCCGGAAAATGAAAATTTAACCAGTCTTCAGTTTTCTCTCTGACACAATCGTGACGACCAGTGACGACATACATCTTATCTACGTACGGTCGCATGAGTCGAAGAACTGCCTGAGAAGAATCGATAGGCTGGAGTGCCTCGAAAACCTCGGAATCATAAAATTCTCTTACCATCTTCCGGGATTGGGGTTCTGTTATTTCAAACATTTCCCGGTACACGTATCTACATTTTTCAGTTGGCATTTTTAGCTTTTTAAACTTAGCCATGGGCCTAACAAACGGTACGAGAACTTCATCAACGTCAATAGCAATTCGATTCATTTACATATTTATAACAATTTATTCATAGTCTCTAATCGCAATCCCGATCGGGAACCTGGGAACATTCTTATCTGTCAGGTTTTGGAACCGCACGGTGAGCATCTTACCGATGAACTGATCCCTATTTGCGTACTTGTACTCGCGATCCTCCAATGTACCCTCGGGACGAGCACTGAAGATTTTACCTTCCTCCGTCTTACAGGTCCAAACGACACAGTTTGCATCTCGACCGTGACCAGTCGTGGCCCCGATAATCTCATATTCCTCAGTCTGGAAATCCTTGTGCTTGAGAAGATAGTTGCTTCGCTGTCCAACTTCGTATACACTGAAGCGATCACGAATCATGGTACCCTCGTGGCCTTCTGCAACGTGTTTCTTATGCATGAGAGGAAGATCCTTCTTGGATTTTACGAGCGTCGTTTTGACATATTCGTAATGAGGATTGTAGATAGAATCTTTGACGTACTCCCATCGTTGCTCGAACGTCATCTTGTCTCGAGCGAGTGCTTCGGCTCTGAGATCAAAGAAATCGAACACGTGGAACTTGAGCTTCAAAGGATCAGTCTTGAACGTGCTCGTAAGTTCCTCGAATGTAAGATTGGGGTCAAACGCCTCTCCGTCGACGTATTGACCAGCCTCAAGTCCCTTACCAAGAACCTCAGTTCCGGGGATGATCTTACCGGTTCTCGAGATACCACCATCTTTAGAAACCAGAAGACGAACACCGTCGAGCTTGGGTTGCACGTAAAACGGTTCGGAGATGTACTTCTTGCGATCTTCCCATTTGTTCGCCAGCATAGGAAGAACTGTGGTAGCCTTGGTGTTTGCATTCTTCCACATGGTCTTTGCACGCTTCGTCGCACTCTCGAAACCGAGTGGTACTTCAGTCATAGATGTAACTTCCTTGCCTCCAACATGACCAGTTGCCTTGACGATGCACCAGACACCGTTGATTTCTTCGACACGAATGTCGAGGTAGCGCTTCTTGTTGTTTTTATCGGTAGTAAAAATTGTATTCATATTAGTAGTAGGAATGATACCAGTAGTAAATTATCAAAGGATGGAGCGACTTAAGCCTCCTCCGTTAACGACGGTTCCCTTAAATATGAATACAATCAGTGTTGGGATGATCATCTTAGGTGTATTTTTTTTATATAAACGATTTCTTGATGTTACGAGGCGTCGTGAACGATCCCGTAGTTGAGACAATCCTCGTAGTTGAGATAGATATCTTTGCGCATGAATTCGTTTAGTGTTTCTTTGGGAATCTCAGTTTCTGATCTATAGATCCCCTTTATAGTTTTCATAATTTTTTTGCATGTTTTCATCTCGTCTTTGAGTTCATTATATTTTCCAAAGAACCCAGTCGAGAGCTGGTGAATCAAGACGAATGAATGCCGACTCATGAGCCTCTTCTTCCCTCCGAGAAGTAAAAAAGTGGCGGCACTACAACAGTTACCCTCAGCTATACACGTCACGTTAACCCGTGCAGATCTGAGAGTATCCATAGCACTTAACCCTGAAAATACATCACCTCCTTCACTGTGAATATGAACTTGAATAGTAGGTGTGTACCCAGGAAGCTCGATCGCCTTTTTAAGTAGGTCAACTTCCAGCTTTTTAAACTCTTCTATGAACGTCAGTATATTTTCACGGTCTATAGATCCATAGTAATAAATGTCACATCCTACCACACGGACAATATCGTCGCCAGAAGTCTCGTCTTCACTGTCGGAGTTACTCATTGACTATATTACGCAGTTTCTTTTTAACTTTTGCAACTTCAGATGGTTTCAATTTGTTGCCAAGCGCGAGATGATTCATGATGTCAAAATCGAGAGGTGTGAGTTTGTATTCGATTAAAGGATCTAGATCTCCGGCGATCGCATATTTACGTATTAACCCCAGTTCTTCTACCCCTAATTTCGTGGTGCGCCGCCCTTGAATAATTTTGAGTTTATTATACCGCATCTTGTAATTGCCGTATTTAGTCCATGTACTACCGGGTTGTATATTTTCTGGTTTCAGCGGCTCCCCTAGATTGTATTTGGGTACGGCCATTCCACAAGATACGTAATATTGCATATAATTCCATTCACCCTTGTACATCGCGGAGTCATAAATATCTGCGAGTGATAACGATTCTGCAATTGGTACGACGTTGGTATCATTTGAATGCAGATAATTCCCATGGATAACATCCACCACGTGACCGTGTTCGTGTACCGTTTGACTCGTATCAAACCCATTACCTTTACGACATAGGATGTCGATAACTATATCCTTCGACGTCTTAAAAATATCCTTTTCGTCTGAGAAATTCATATAATCGTAAAAGTTTCGTATATTCCCCTGACATTTATCAGCGGCGGGACGCGCTCTAGGATTATTGCACTCCAGTGAGAATATCGCATCCGGGGAGCGTTTTGGTACGATTATGAGTTTGAAATTTGGTAACATGTGAATAGACGTAGACGTTACAACCACCGACCCTTTCGTAAGCTTCTCGTTCATATCAGAAATCTTATCTATGACCTGCTTATGACCGTATACACTGGAATCGTACCCATCTATCAATATATGGTACGACGTGTCTCCTATCAAGTTCAAAAAGGTACTCTTCTTTTGAAAAAGTTCGGAATGTAACTCTATTGTATTACTCGCATTAAGTAAACAGTCTACTATAAACGTTTTTCCGGAACCAGTGGGTCCGCATATGAATACATTTTCCCCTTGTGCCAGGTATTTTTCCAACAGGGAAATTTCCTTTTCATGGAGCGTCGGTGGTCGCTCCTTTTTTTGTGGGATTATTTTAATGAAGGAGTCCATGACCGATGAGTTTACTGATCAAGCTTTAGATATTTTTTTGGAAAGTGATACACTTCAGACAAGGATCGTAGAACCTATCAAGAGAAAGGTTTTTCCTTATTTGATATGTATCGGAGTCTTTAATCTGATACTACTTATAATGTTAGCGTACGTAGCTAGGAAGATTTCGATCCATCGATAATCACCTCAACGTCCGCGTTGATCGGAGTAGAGTCACCTGTTCGTATAGCTCCAAGCTCTTTTTGTAATTCGAAGCGCATCTCATCTTCCGAAATGAACATGTCGATAGGCTGAATATGCATAATCTCTGGTTTGAAAAATTCAGAATCATCCGGGAATTGTTTTTCAAACGCCTGAATGATAGCATACGGAAGAGGTGGAGACTGCTCGATGAGTCTATCATACTCGGCTCTACATGTCTCTATCATAGTAGAACCATCACACGAACGTTCTTGGATAGGAAGAGAAAGCTCTAACCGAATTGTACGCGAAAGTTTACCGTATTGCAGTGACGCAACTCTGCACCCTTCCATCATCTCATTAATTTTCAAAAACTGCATAATCGTGGCAATTATACCGGCAATTAAATTCAACCCACCAATCATAGCGGGTGCTGAACTTCTCATATTTTCGGGAAAAGATGATTGCGCAAAATTGGCTGTACCGGTGATTGTCGATAATACGATGACCGGTAAAGTAAAACGCATACTCTGTTTTTTGAAGACTAAATATGCGTGGTTGTGCATATATCTATAACAGGCCGACGCCTCACCCCAGGTTTTCAATATCTTTTCCTGTGAAGGATGCCAAATTCGCTTTACCTTATCTTTGGACTGGGTCTTTTTCTTTTCTTTGTCCATACTAATAGAGATGAATATTATATTTTTCGTCCACGTCCTTCTGTTTCTCGCGATGATAGTGATACCTTTCGTTGGGGATGAAGTGACTCTATCTCTTTACTCACTCATCATACCTTTCCTCTTTTTTCATTGGGCGACAAATGACGATACGTGTGCACTTACAGAGATTGAAATGAAACTCACAGGGAACAAAAAAGAGGATACGTTTTTTGGGAGATTAATTGGACCCATATATAAACTCGACAATACTACATCCGGTCTTATTCCTAAATTTTTGTTTCTAGGATTATGGTTATTCGTTCAACATAAATTGAAAAGAATACCATACGCAGAACGTGTCAATCTTTCTGGAATCTTTTCTAAGTTATATAAATGAAGAAAGGAAAGTCGAACACTACCGGTTTACTTATAATGCTCGTGCTTGTGGTAACAATCTTTTATCTCGTCACGAAGTTACAAGATCCCAAGGTCATTAAAGTACCCGTCCATACACCTATGATACCCCCGCGACGTCCTGTCGCGAGCGTGCGTCGCGCGCCTGAATACAGAGATCCTCCTATTAAGATGTACAAACCCGGAAACGTTCAACAGATGGGTGTTCTTCTAGGTGAAAACGAAGAGACGCTTCCATTGTATGGTAAAGAAGTGAGAGGGCGCCGAGATCAATATCATTATTACACATCAACACCCGGGGATCAGATATACTCTATACCGGTAACGATTGGGGAAAGAGATTGTATGGATGATATGGGATGTAAAGAACTATATGGGAATGAATCGGTGAGTGTTTTGGGCAAGGCTGCCGCGTATCAGGCTAAACTTTATAGAACCGATCACTTTTTTTAATCTCGGTATATAGAAATGGTTGACATAAGAACAAAAGCCCGTGGAAAAGGTATTCGTTTAACTCGAGACAGTCAAGGTAAACGCGTAAAAAAGACCAACGAAGCTTTACGAAAGGAGATTAACTTACGCAATTTAGCTGCAATGAAAAATCGCGTAACTCAAGCTGCCGCTACTATGCGCACGTGTAGACAACTCGTTAAGAATAGGTGTACATGCGCTACAAAAAAATCAAGCCCTATGATGAGACGGGTCCCGCCTCCTCCTCCCCCTCCGCCTATGAGGCGTCCTATTATGGCGCGCGCGGTAGCACGTGGTCCCGCAATGCCCCCGAATCTTATAGCACAACTTAAGAAGAACCTGAACCGCCGTGGTCTTAGACAAATCGCAAACCGAAACGCGAGGACATCAGTCGCTTAGCTCCAGGCATACTAGGTTTTGACCACAGTAACCATCTAGACCAAAATCCAGCAGTTTTTAAACCAGATTTAGTCCATATTTCACCCATACGTCCATGCCGTGCGAGATATCTCTTCATACGCGATGGATCTTTATGAATAGTGTAATCTGAATACCCCGCACCCCCGAAATCTACGTGCGAACCATCCTCAAAAGTGGCTCTGTATTTCTTTTCGGGATTTGGGCTCTTTCTGAGTGTTACCTTCATTACTATGAGCGAAGAAAATTTTAAGATTTCTTTTCGTGTATATATTAAATGTCAGTGTACATCTGGATATCGATCATACTTTGGATATTATTTATACTAGGTGGTCACGCCTTACGTGACCCACCCGACAAATATGATTATCCATCTATACCCATAGAGAAGATGGACATATACACAACACCTGTAGATGTAAGGAAAGAATGGGCGCGTCAGGAAGAGTCGAAGCCGAAAAAACCAGAATACACTTTCAGTCCAGATTCACAAAACCACTTCGCGATTTTTTAATATGATATGATAATAACATGCAAACAGTTATACTAGGTGTGGGTCTATTCGGACTCACTTTGATAGGTACGCTTAATTCGGGTAAAAATTTAACTCGCGTCCCCTCTATACCTCTCATAGCCGGTGAAACGAGTTGGGATTCCGATTCCGATTCCGATGTCAATGAATATATCATAAAGTCGGCAATACAACATAGACGCGAATATCCCACATTGTCCCACGCACCAAGTGACTATTTTACACTTGACGATATTAAAAAAGATAAATCGTTGCGTATAAAATTTATAAATTTACTAGACAAGCGCGTTAAATTTACAATACACCCTGTCACGTGGTCGAGATGGTTTTTGAGCGCTTTTAAATGTATGATACCTACCCCCGTTGGTAGTATAGGTATTGAAGGTGACGTAGAGAAGGACACTGTAAAAAATAATGAAGTCAGATTAGCACCCATTTCAAAAATGAAAAGGCGTTTACCGGATATTTGTGAGTTTTCTATACCGTATAAAAAAGTTTACGTTTCGATGTACGTTGACGGAATGCCTGTGTTCGTAGATCGCAAAATGAAAACGTACGACACGTTTATTTGTAGATCACATACAGGAGTTCGTGCATAAAGAATAGACGCTGTATTAAACCATGGATCAAGAAATTACAGACCTCATTAACCAACTTCATGATCTTCGTGAAGAATGGCACGAGATCGAAGACGAACACAAATTAGTTTTGAATGATACCATCCAGGTTTCACGAGAGGCACAGGCTTTAAAGGTCATGCTAGGCATTTCATGGGTCATACATGGTGTATTCGCATGGATTTTCATGGACACGACATCGGGAGAAACTCTCACCATCGAACCCATGCAGTTTAATCATACATAAAGAACATCTACTAAATAATACAAATGAATAAGAAACAAGAAATCACATTCATGTCGGTACCATACAACGAACGCATGAAAATTTATAACGAACAGAAAAAGGGCGCAACTGAAAAGGCTATGAATAGTGAAAAGATTCATTATAAATCTACTAATGACCCCGAAAGGTTCAAAGAGTTTCTCGAGAAGCGACTCGAGTTGTGGGACTCTCTTAAATCGAACGTAATTGAAAACGGGCGATTGAAGAAAGGGTTTACGAATAGGTACCACGAGAAGATGTACGACAAGACCAATGAGATCATACAGAATCTACCCTGTTAAGCTCGTCGTCCTGATACGACATATCTTTACTTTTCCTTTTGTTTATATTTGAAAAAGCCCCTAACCATCTATTAACAGCTCGTTTTGAAGCGATAACAGAATTTGTTTCATCGTTCACAACGATACTGAGTCCGTTGCATACATCGGGTTTATTGGGTTTATTGGGAAACTGAACCTGAAATGCTTGGATAGAAACTGCGGGGATGTCTGGGGCTTCATCCAACAATCGATCATACTCTTCCCTACACTTCATTACGAATTCGACCACGTTTGCCCTATGCTTTACATCTAATGACAGTTCCATATCAATATTTCTATAGAATTTGGACCACTGTACACACATGGCGGAATGCCCTTCTGAAAGTGGGAGACTCTGACTAAACTTTGAGATACTTGTCATAATTCCCCCAAGCACATTCAAAAAAGCAAAGAAATATTGGATGACCATAATACGTGTTCTAGTCTCACTACTTGCATTAGAGTTACCACTCGGATTTAATACCGCAAAACCACCGACACCCGTTATCGATGCAATTACAATCGAAGGGTATGCTAACCAGTCATTTTGCTTCTTATAAAATAGACGAGAGTGATTATGAAGCCAGCGATAACCCGCACCCTTTTCTGCCCAGCGTATTAGTAATTTTTCTTGTTTTTCACACCATAAACAGTTTACCTGTTCATCGAGTGAAGTTTTATCAGACATGGCCTGTACTTATGTTACGTTTAGATTATTCTGAAATTCGTATGCAGTTGAACGCGCCAATTTATCGACAAGTTCATTTTGCACGTTTCCATTATGAGCTTTTACCCAGCGCCATTCTACAATTTTTATAGACTGAACAAGTGTATCGAGAGTTTTCCACAGTTCTTTATTTTTTACAGCGGACCCGGATGCCGTGCGCCATCCGTTACGCTTCCAATTTTTTATCCACGAAGTGATTCCATTTTTCGTATAATTGCTATCCGTAAAAATACGCACTTCGTTAATGCCAATCTCAATTACCTTCTGCAACCCCTTCACAATTGCTGTCATTTCCATAATATTATTCGTAGTTTCCCGAGATCCACCGGTTAGTTTAAAATCTCGTGAAATAACCCCCCATCCCCCGGGCCCAGGGTTACCCAAACAACTTCCATCTGTATAAATCTCTAGCATATTCTTATTTATCGTTTATCTTTTATATTGTTAGGAGTGGAAGGATATTCCGAAGCTCGTTTTGGTGTTTTGCATATCGTATCTCCACAGTGATCTCTATTTTGATAGACAGAGTTTATGGATGCCGACATTTCACTGCAATTTTTAAGTGACCACCGTCCGAGTATGGGTTTTTCAACTTTTAACAACATGTCAATCAATTTCTTAATCATACTTTAAAAATGTGTTTATCTTTTATACTTCAATAAGTGTATGCTGTCCAAAAAAGTTGCGTTGCGCCATAATAAATGACATTGAAGTTTTCTGTTGGTGTATAAAGTCGTATTGAATAACAGCCGCCTGTACAGCTGGACACGGTACACCCGCAGTCATACAATGTAACACAAAAATTCGCGCATCTAGAATGTGTTTGTCCATAATAGTGTATAGATCCTCTGCGATAAGAGGACATTCTATAATGGTACCACTGGACCACGCGTCAACCACGTTCTGTTTATGAGTATTACGCGTTTTCATGAGATCAAACCCCTCTAAAAGAGAAGCAGCGAATGTAAATCGTAGGGTATTCATTCCACAAATAGGCGCAAACGCAGAAGTCGCGTGTTGCTTGGTTTGAATAGACTTTATGTATCTACTCGTAATTCTAGTATTAACAGCCGAGTTAATAACAGGTGTAGGAATTTCATATTCTAAACCGGCTCGAGAACACCATAACCCGGTATTATTCATTTCTGCGACATCGGAAATTTTATCCATCTCGTATTGCTCGAGTACTTTCAAAGCTGATCGGACAATATACCCATCCATATCTGTACCGATAGCCCGTTCTAGACTAGCTTTCATACGTGTATCATCATGTCCGCAATAGGAATATAAATCTGCTACAGCTTGTAACATTCCATATTCCACCCCGTTATGAACCATCTTTGTAAAATGCCCAACACCGAAATCTTCTCCCATGTACGTGTGCCTATTAGATATCTTTGTGAGAATGGGTTTAGTCATCTCGTATGCATGCTTAGTTCCACCTATCATGAAAGCTGGACCTTCACGAGCACCGACAGTACCACCGGAAAGTCCGGTCCCTAAATAATTTACCATTCGAACCTTGCACTTAGATCCACGGGTTCTAGAGACCCTGTAAAATTCGTTTGAACAGTCTATGATTGTATCATTAGGTCTCAAATGTTTGAGTAGAATTTTAACAGTATCATCCGTTACATCCCCGTGAGGAAGAGCTGTAAAGATAACCCGTGGCCATTTCATAGCATCTACCATTTCGCCGATGGACTCGTGTCCAAACACGTTCTCAGATTGTTCTTCCAATGCGATAACCTTAGAGTGTGTCTTGTTATACACATGCAATTTCTGCTTCTCTTGAATGTTTAGCGCGAGATTTTTCCCGATAGAACCCAACCCGATTACACCCAAAGAACTCGTCATTATGTTATAGTATATATCGATTTATTTAAGTTGCTTAAAACTTAATTCTATGTATAACATAGATGCGTCCTGTTGTGAGTTTATCTGTACCACGTTTATTTCGCGCACCCAACATTAAGGTAGACAAGTCACCCCAGTCAGAGTATAAACCGAAATCGTATAGTCAATTTATCAAGAGTCTAGAAAAGAAAGAGCTTCCTCAGGTGTTGATTAAACCCTCTAAGAATATCGCTATTTTCACGGAAAAGGATGGAAATTATGGAGATGCCGCGATCGTTCAATCTGATAAGCTCTGGGAGATACTTATCGACAGTGAAGCTAATATCAATATAGATACCACCCAACCACAAAATCTCGCCGAAAATGTAATTATAGCATTTTTCGTCTTATACGCCTTTACCATGTTCCGTGCCATTTTTGGAAGTAAAGACGGTGGTGGAATGGGAATGCCTAACCCGTTTCTTAAATCGGCTGAGTTTGATATGGAACAGGCTATAGAAACCCGATTCACCGATGTTGAAGGTATAGATTCTGCTAAATACGAACTCGAAGAGATCGTTGATTTTCTTAAGAATCCCGAGCGTTATTTGGGTAGTGGAGCCAAAATCCCCCGAGGTGCTCTTCTTTCGGGATCACCTGGAACTGGTAAGACTCTACTCGCTCGAGCGATCGCGGGCGAATCCAGTGTCCCTTTCATTCAGTGTTCAGCGGCGAGTTTTGTTGAAATGTTTGTAGGTGTAGGCGCTAAGCGTGTGCGTGAACTCTTTGAACAAGCGCGAATGAATCAACCGTGTATAGTTTTTATAGATGAGATCGACGCTGTGGGTAAAAAGCGTGCATCTGGGCCCATGCCGGGTAATGATGAACGTGAACAGACTATCAACCAACTTCTTACAGAAATGGATGGATTTGATGAAAACACGGGAATTGTAGTCATAGCAGCTACTAACAGAAGTGATATTCTAGACGAAGCTCTTCTTCGCCCAGGTAGATTCGATCGCAAGATTCAGGTCAGCTTACCAAGTGTTAGGGGTCGTAAGAAGATTCTTAAAGTACATGCTCGAGGTAAGAAACTCGATAAAAGTGTAAGTCTTGGATCCCTCGCGAAACAGACGACAGGTTTTTCAGGTGCCGAACTCGCGAACTTATTGAACGAATGTGCTATTCGGGGGGTTCGAGATGGAGATGGTACTATCACGGAAGCTATAGTGGACGATGTATACCAGAGACTGATAGTAGGTGCAAAGGGTGATACGACTTTTACGGGTCATAAAAAAGAGGTCATCGCTTTTCACGAAGCGGGGCACGCTATCACGGGTGCAGTCATTCCGGGGTATGATCGTGTGCGTAAAGTGTCTATCATTCCTAGGGGTGCAGCCGGTGGTGTGACTTTCTTTCAGCCTTCGGAAGAGAATGCAGAATCGGCTCTTTACACAAAACAGTATCTTAAGAATCAGATGGTCGTAGCTCTAGGTGGACGCGCAGCCGAAGAACTTATATACGGGGCTGATAATATCACCACGGGTGCTTCTTCAGATTATGCCCAAGTGTATAACATCGCTCGAGAAATGGTTACCACGTATGGTCTAGGTATTAACAATTTCGATTATAGGAACCTGTCACCTGCAGCTGCGTTGATGGTCGATAAGGAAATCAGTGATCTTGTATCGGAATGTTATAAACGTTCAAAGGAACTTCTGTCTATTAATATGCTTGAACTTAAACAATTAAAAGAAAAACTGATCGAAGATGAACTCGTAGACGGGTCTTGGGTGTATGAACTGTTTGGGGGTACTATTTCATGTAACAGTGTAGACGCATGGGACGACGAGAATGCTTCTTGTACGTTCGACTGATCCGACCGGTCGGACACCTCGTGAAATTCAGAACAAAAAAAAGCGTTACAAAAAGTCGGGGGAGTCAAAAATGTATTGAACCTTCATTTTTAAAAAGTGTGTATGAACAACTTTTAAAAGTGAATTAATGATATTTATGAAAATACTTCGTATGAGTATTTAGTTAGAGAAGGCGAGACCGCCCATACCACTCTGGATACGGAGGACGTTGTAGTTCACGGCGAACATGTTAAGGTTCGTCGCGGTAGCGGCAGCCTTGGTCTTGATAGCGACCTGAGCGTTATCAATCCTCGAAAAATTGCAAGTACCGGTCGGTTGATGCTCCTCGGGTTTTAACGCGAATGAATATGCGTACACACCGGGCACGGGGGAACCGGAGTGGTGCTGGAAGGGCTGCACGGAGTTGAAGTACTTGCCATCCTGCTCCTTGAAACGGTCCTGGCCGTTGAGAACAAGCTTGAAGGTCTCGATGGGACCGTGAGTCTCCTCAGTCCAGACATCGGAACCATCCGCAGCGTGGTCACCGAGCCTGAGGAGAGGGGCACCACAGGTGGAGGGGGCGACGAGAGCGGTAGAACCGGTCTGAAGACCGGCGGCACCGGCGGAAGACACAACAGTGTCGACCGCGGAGGTGAAGTTCCAAAGGTTGGAACGAGACACGGTGCCGTGATCGGCGCAGAAAACGAGTTCCTTGACCGGGTGATTGTAAGAGAGGCGAATCTGCTTCGTGGAACCAGCGGCGGCCATAGCGTCGGAGCCAGTGTGCTGAACCTGCTCAATGAGGTACTCATGGCCCTTCTGCGCAAATCGCCTACGCTCCTCAGTGTCGAGGTAAATGTAATTAGCCCAGACCTTGAAGGTGCTATCATCGGTATACAGTGAGAACTCGGAAGATAAATCGAAATCCATACGAACCTCATGGTACTGCAGGGCAATTAGTGGGAGGGCGAGTCCGGGATTGCGGTTAAAGAAGAAAATAAGAGGAAGGTACATCTTACCACCATCGGCACCGGGGGTGGTCATCTTACCCCACGTGAGCTTCTTGGACTCGTCCAGGTAAAGCTCGGAGTAAAGCCTCCACCAGCGCTGGTAGTGCTTGTCAATTCGCTGTCCGCCCACGGACAGCTCGACGTCCTTGATCGCACGCTCAGCGGCCCAGTTATCGTCGTTGTCGGTACCGGCAGCGACGGAAGAAGTGGGCAGGATGGTGGCCTTAGCCTTAAGCTCGACATACATGTCGGAGACGAGGTCACCGTTGCGAGCAATGGTGACGGAAACGCGGCCGGAGTTGGAAGCGGTACCGTTAACGGTCTGCTCGATGTTCTCCATAGCGAAGTTAGTGTGGCGCTTGTAAACCGCCTGGAAAAATGTAACCTTGGGGTTACCTGTCAGATAGACGTCCTGTGCGCCGTATGCCACGAGTTGCATTAAACCACCCGCCATTTTGTATGTTGTTGTACTATACACAGAGAAAATAATTTCAGGTAAAGTGCGAAATTTCGCACGTGATTTTTCCTCAACCTACCGTAAATGTCTACACAGCCTGAGACTATCGAACCCGAAACCGAAACCGAATCCGAATCCGAATCTGAAATTTTACCCGACCAGGAGGTCGACCTCACCGAGTACGATCCTGAGGATTTTCCTGATGATGATGATTTTTCGCCCATGGAAAACTTACTTGGTCAAACTCTTACCACCCCCGAGGGTGACACCGTGTGCACTGCTCTAGTATACATTGGACAGCAGATGGAAATTCACAATAAAATTTTTATCAAACTTCTCAGTATTCTTCAGAAGAAAAATGAGGCTTAGAAAAATGAATCCTAATATTAGAAATGCAGGGGTCCGGTCAGACAATGCACGTCATCGACGACACACACAATCTTCATGATCATAATAGCACTTTCTGGACTGAGAATATTATGAAAATGGACATAGATCAACTCATGAAGGTAATCATCCAACCCTCCGAGAAAAAGCTGAGAATTAACGACAAGCTCAGTGCATCAGAGTCTCTTAACATAGGGTTTGACCTGTTTTTCGATCCTTCCCAACCAAGGGAAAAGGGTCTGCCCATACAAATTGATATCGGTGAAGTTGAACGCACACGTACATTCATGATAGATCGTTTATGCGAAGCGTATCACCGCTCCTGTGCCCTGGAAAAGGATAATGAATGCGACTTCGACGACGACGAAATCAAAGAAGTTACACTGGCTATTCGTATTAACAGGATGATCGATCGCATTCAAGATGCATGGAGGGTAACATTCAGTGTGTATCGTATACACGATTTCTCGAATAACCCCAACGCCGTACCCGTGGATCCAGAATCTGATCCATCTATTTTCAGGGCGTCTACGATTAAGGATGTTCAGGATTTGAAACCTTTTCAACAGGCTATGTTACAGTTATTAAAGGATTTATATAATAGTCAGATCAAGAGATACAAAGAGCAGTGTTGTAGGGAGATTAAAACAAAAGATGGGGCGAGTACCCGAGCCTGGGAAGTATTTGAAAGTATTCAAGATTATGTATATTCAGTCGGTAAAAAGGAACAATGGTATGAACTATGGAAAAATATGACTATGAGTCCTTCTACCCATAGCGATCTCATTCGCCATCTTTCTAAGACGAGGGATATGCAATTTCCTGAAATTAAGAAGCATCGTCAGGTGTGGTCTTTCACTAATGGTATCTTCATCGGCAAGGAGCTTGTACCCGACAAGTCTACAGAAGAAGACAAACACTATCGGGCTGTTTTCTACCCGTATACGTCAAAGGAGTTTAAGACACTCGATCGGACTATCGTCAGTTGTAAATACTTCAATCAAGAATTTAGCAATTATAACGATACCGATTGGAGGAATATTCCTACACCTAATTTCGATAAGATCCTAAAGTATCAAAAGCTCGATAAGGATGTGATCGAATGGATCTATGTTCTATGTGGACGTTTGTGTTTTGACGTAAATGAGATCGATAAATGGCAATGCATCCCTTTCCTAAAGGGGGTGGCCCAGTCTGGTAAATCCACTATTATTACGAAAGTCTGTCGCAAATTTTATACATCGGATGATGTACGAACACTTTCGAATAACGTGGAAAGAAAGTTTGGTCTGTCTTCTATTTACGATTCCTACATGTTTATTGCACCAGAAATTAAGGGTGATTTAGCACTTGAACAGGCAGAGTTTCAGTCTGTGGTGTCTGGTGAAGATGTTTCGATTGCAGTGAAACACGAAAAGGCTAAAACTTTCGTGTGGAAGTCTCCGGGTATTCTGGGTGGTAACGAGATTCCCGGATGGAGAGACAACTCCGGTAGCGTTTTGCGTCGTTTGATCACGGTTGACTTTAGGAAGAAAGTTAGGGAAGCGGATCCAACCCTGGAAGATAGACTCGAAGAGGAACTTCCAAACATTCTGCAAAAGTGTGTGAGGGCGTATCTCGAGAAGGCACAGGCACATAAGAACGATGCAATTTGGAACATTCTTCCACCGTATTTCGAAAAGGTCAAGACACAGGTTGCGGCGGCTGTCAGTCCTCTATTGAGTTTCATGGAATCTCCTCACGTCGAGTATGGCGAAGATAAGAAGTGTCCCCTATCTTTCTTCAAGGATGAGTTTGCTGCGTTCTGTATGAAAGAGGGCAAGTCGCGAACGATCAATTCTGATATATGGGCAGGTCCATTTGGTGAGCGTGGTATCGGTGTCGAAAAGCTAAAGGAAGATGAGATTACGTTGTATACGAGATGCGGTATCACTCAACACCAGCCTAAGACGGGTACAGAGCACAGAAACTCTATGTGGATTATTGGTCTCGATGTTGTGAACGTAACTCCCCAAGAAGTGGCACCTCAACAAGAGGTACACGTCGAGACATCAATTTCGACACAGACGATGGTTGATACAGATGGACAGGAGTTAGATGATTAAAATATTTACTTAATATATGGGTTTATTCAACGAATTTGAAAAAAATAATGTTTCACCAACTACATCCCAAAATTTGATACGACAGGCCCCGTATCTCACGAACCGCGAAAAAAATAGTCTAAGGGTCAACGCTACTAGACTCAAACAAAACAATATACAAACGAGAATAAATAGAATGGTTGGTAATAAACTGAAGGCCGCCAACCTTTCAAAAATGAAAATGTCACCTCTTCAAATGAGTGTGTTTAACGGTATGGTCAACTTAGATGCTAAGAAGGGTAACTATAACGTAAACGTTTCAGAAATTCTGTATAAGAAACCAATTAAAAGACGCCCCATCACCCCCGGGTCTAATTTCGAAATAGAGATAAGCGCGATTAAACTGTTATACGGGCGTATGCAAATAGGAGCTAAGCATACGTCTACAGTCGTACCGAATAAAAATGCGAAAAACAGACATCGATACTTCGTCGCCCAAATAGACGGTTTCGTGTATGAAGGAGGTAAGAAGCAAAAAATACTGATTAAAATTTACACGAACGGTAAGATGCAAATCGCGGGTGGTATCATGAATAACAACTCGAGGCAGCCAGAGATGATTCGTAAATTCATAGTGGATAACTATGCACCCAAGTATAAGTTTTTATACAACCCTATTCGCTACTCTACACTTGTAGGTACGTTTCAAACACAGGGTGTTATTAACTTAACCATGGTTGCACAGGCTTTCGCCAAGTCTCGCAATATAGGTTACGAACCCGAGCTTCGCCCCGCTTTAAAGATGACGTATTATGGAAATAATTTTCAGCTTTTTAGATCCGGTAAAATACAGATTATGGGTGCTAAGACCGTTAAAGCCTTACACGATGCATACAATCCCATAGGATACGACTTAGTGAAGACTATGTGGGTTATGGGTATGATGAAGGAACCTACGAACACGGATATGAAGAAGGTAGCTGTTAAGAAAACCACTCACCCGAAGAATGTAACCACCACAATGAACGATAAGAATACCAATATCAAATACTTCAATAAATCGAATTCGAAGAATGGTAAAAATGGTATACGGGTGGGTCCACGTAAATGTCTGACTGTCGCCCGACCAAAGCTGGTCGCAGTCGCGGAAAAGATGGGTATTGTTGACATCACGAGTAAGACGACAAAACCCGCCATTTGCGAGAAGATCAAGAATCGTGCGTTTGGAACGTTCAAGGTTGGTAATAAACCGTGCCGTGCACACAAGAAGGAGGAACTCATACAAATAGCCATTGCTCGAGGTGTCAGTGTGGTTGACGGTGATACCGTGGATACGTTATGTAAAAAGCTACAAATTCCTAGGGCCGTAGCTCCTAAGAGAAAGGGTAGAAAACCTAAGGAGATAGAACCCGCTAAAAGAACGGCCAATATCGCAAAGAAGATGGATAAGCGTCGTCTAACGAATAAAGCTATCAGGGATGATATCAAGGAATTATATGGTAAGCGATGGATAAAGAAGTATAAAAATGTTATGCCTTCTTTAAATTCGGATGTCGCGGATATGAAAAAGGTGATCAATGCCCTCAATCTCAAAAAGAATAAGAAAAATGGATTACATTTTAAGACCAATGTTAATAAGGTTAAACGTGATACGGTGCGTACATGGAAGTTTCAGCGTACGAAACAGTTGAATAATAAGTTAAACAATCTTAACAATAACCTCGCCAAGGAACTTGAAAACGTGATGAACGTGGCCACACCACCTCCGAAGAAAAAGAATTCTCCGCGCTTCCCCAAAGGCACGGTGGTAGAACAATTATAAAGAATAGTCGCTATATAGATACATGAATGATAGTAGACAACTCTTCGTTGATCACGTCAACACGGTATATAGACATAGTGAGTTTCGCGTAGACGAAGAACATCCTCGTTGGGATAAACGTATACGCGAAACACTCCTCGACAGTGTTTTTTATACTATTTGCGCGTATATACGCAAAGAACGTGACTCCGACAATGAATGGGGAATGGGTAAACTCGAGCGAGAGTTTTTGTGTTCATGGGAATTTGTGGATGCGGCTGATGAACACAGTTGGATAGATGAAAATAGAGAAAGATTGGATGACACGTGGCTAGTTGTCTATATGTTTGACAATATTACTCGAATGACTCCTGGACCGCATCGGCGCGCGTTATTGTATATGCTTAACATCTTATATTTTGAATTATAACTTTATGTGGTTCGGCTATTTGTTTTAAGAGTGCTACGTGGTACTCAAAATCATACGGTTTAAATTTTTCTTTAATTTCATCGGATAAAGCATACCCCTGATTTCTCCGCGAAACCCCTGTACACACAGTCATCCGAACCAGTCGCATAAATTGATCTTCTAACATGATAAACTCCTTCAATTGGTCGGGGTGCACACCGTCGTATTTCATTTTTTCGTATGTACGCTTCGACGCGCCTGCGGAAACATGAAAAAACCCGGTTTTATATCCGAGCACACCAACCTCCTCCCCCTGATTTTGACTCGCATTGTGTAATATGATGAATAGTACAACAAGAAATAGGAATGTTATCATCTGTTAGTACTCAACATATTAAATACGTCATTAATCTTGTGAATAACTTTAAATAGGTCATCTTTCGTTTTACACGAAGTGGCGTCAATAGCTTCGAACTCCATTTGATACGACATCGGATCTTCTGAGTCCATGTCGTGACTATCACCGGTTACGATCGTCATATCAATCGACACATTCTTACGAATGAAAGATACACGTTTTTTAGTTTTCTTTTTATCCATATCGCGCTCAGTATCTTCGGGAAGCGGGATCTCTTTTGAGACACTGAAACGAATATCAAAGGGTACATTTCCTAGGTGCTTTAAATCGTGATTCTTGAGTCGATCCTTTTGGACGATAACTTCATCACCCGTGGCCGAGTCAACGGAAATGCGTACACCATCACTACTGCGATAGAATACTTCTTCCTCGGATGCGATGATACGATCCCAACCAGTATATTTAGAAAGTCCATGCATAATGTAATCGTGCATAGGCTTACCAATATTCGTATCGAACATGGTACCGTTGAATTTTCCGAGGCGGAATTCTAACTCGATATATTCTTCATCTTTGTATTGGTTAACAAGAGGAAAAACAGTGTCGGTAAGGGAATGAATGTTCATCTTTACAGTATTATTTTGTGTGAAATCTTTAAATTACTTAGGTGTGATTAATCAAGCTCTTCAATTTCTGGTCCTGTAGCTGCTTTGGGTTCGGGTTCGGATTTTTGCTTGGAAAAAATGGGGTCAACGAATTCTCTAAACTCTGTCTGCATGTGCTCAATTTCGTCGAGTTCTGCGGATCTATTGTTATCTATCCATGAAATAGTTTCAGTTACCTTATCTTCTATGAGTTTTTTGTCCTCCTCGCTTAATTGTTCGGTCGAACCTTTTACACCGAATACGTTCGCTTCGAATGCATTAATAGCTTCCACTTTCTTACGATACGTATCATCTTCCTCCTTGTATTTTTCAGCGTCGTTTACCATACGCTCGATATCATCCTTCGAGAGACGCCCCTTATCGTTCGTGATAACAATCTTTTCAGACTTTCCAGACGCTTTATCTTCGGCACTCACATTAAGAATACCGTTCGCATCAATGTCAAACGTCACGGCAATTTGTGGGATTCCTCGGGGTGCGGGAGTAATACCATTCAAATCAAACTTTCCTAACAGGTGGTTATCAACCGCGCGCGCTCGTTCACCTTCGTATACCTGAACATGGACCGACGGTTGGTTATCGGAATAGGTAGAGAACACCTGTTCCTTCTTGGTAGGAATCGTGGTGTTTCTGTCTACGAGGTTAGTCATCACTCCTCCGGCAGTTTCGATACCCATGGAAACAGGGGTTACATCGAGAAGTAATAAGTCCTGTACGGCACTATTGTCTACACCCGAAAGAATGGCTGCCTGTACAGCCGCTCCGTATGCGACAGCTTCGTCGGGGTTAATAGACTTATTGAGTTCCTTACCATTAAAATATTCAGACAACATTTGTTGAATCTTGGGAATGCGTGTGGACCCACCGACGAGAACGATCTCTTGAACCATGGACTTATCCATCTTCGCATCCTTGATGACTCTCTCCACGGGTTCCATACACTTTCTGAATAAGTCTGCGTTTAGTTCCTCAAAACGTGCGCGTGTAATAGACGTGTAAAAATCGACACCCTCATACAGTGAATCTATCTCGACCGCAGATTGAGTAGTAGAAGAAAGCGTTCTCTTCGCGCGCTCACATGCAGTTCTCAAACGACGCAGGGCTCTGGGATTATCAGAAATATCCTTCTTATGCTTGCGCTTGAATTCTTGAGACAAATGCTGGAGAAGACGTGCATCAAAGTCTTCACCTCCTAGATGGGTATCACCCGCAGTGGCCTTTACTTCAAAGATACCCCCCTCGATATTAAGAAGGGAAACGTCGAAAGTGCCTCCACCCAGATCAAAAATCAATACATTCTTATCTTCGTCCTTGTGTTTATCGAGACCATACGCGATAGCTGCGGCAGTTGGTTCGTTAATTATACGAAGACAATTCAACCCCGCAATAGCTGCGGCGTCTTTTGTAGCCTGACGTTGAGAATCATTGAAATATGCCGGTACAGTGACGACTGCATCCTTGATATCGGTACCGATATACATCTCAGCGATCTCTTTCATTTTGGTAAGCACCATAGACGAAATCTCTTCCGGTTCAAATCGTTTCGTTTCTCCTTTAAAATCAACCTCGATGGAAGGCTTATCAGCCACACCCGGGACTACCTTGAAAGACCAACCCCTGATATCTTCTTGAACTTTTGAGTCCGAGAATTTACGTCCAATAAGACGCTTCGCATCAAAAACGGTATTCTTTGGGTTCATAGCCGTTTGATTTTTTGCAGCATCCCCTATGAGGCGTTCAGAATCAGTGAACGCCACGTACGAGGGGGTCGTTCTATTTCCCTGGTCATTTGCGATAATTTCAACTCTATCATTTTGCCAAACACCGACGCACGAATAAGTAGTTCCAAGATCAATACCAATAGCTTTAGACATTTTTGTAATATGAATACGTGTCAAATCTCTAATTAAAGTTTTCTTTCGAAATAAAAATATGAGAGGTCTCATAAATGAGGGAACTTCGTGTTATTTTAATACCGCTATACAATGCTTATTTAACCTTCCACCGGTCTCGAACCACTTCTTAAGAAATTCCTACAAGGGCGAAGGAACGTGTATGTTCACGACTCTTTTTCAAGTCAACGTTCAGAAATATTGGTCAAATGATAAAACTCCACTGAATTTAGATTTACTTTTATTCGCGTTTCAAAGGAAATTTCCTCGGTTTAAAACCGACGAACAACACGACGTTCAAGAAGCTATATTATGTATAATAGACATACTCGAACAGCATCAGCCTATCGTAAAAGAATGGTTCTATGGTAAAAAGGTACAAGAAACGATTTGGCCTACGGGAAAATCGTTGAATGAAGAGGACTTTAGCATTCATTTAATGACTTCTAGAGGATCGGATATAGGAAAGATGCTTCAAGAGAGTACCAATTGGAACGTTTTGGAAGATTTTATCGACAGTGAAGGTATTAAACATAACGCAGCTTCAACGCGGATGATGTTTTCAAAGCTACCACCAGTATTCATGTTATCATTCGACGTAAAAAATCATATTAAAATTATACACGAACTAATTCTCGACAATCACACCTATAAATTGACTGCATGTGCGATGCACGTGGGTCATCAACACGACGGACATTATGTAAGCTTTGTGAGGCAGCGAAATCGATGGTTTTTTCTTAACGACGAATTCGTCCAAGAACAGCAGCCACCCGATATGGGAAGTTATTACTTTATGGTTTACAGTCTAGAAAATCGGCCATAGAGATATCTTCTCGAATGTTCACGAGAGTCCTGTAAAACGTCCGCCGACTGTTGGGAAACGTTTTATCATGGCGCGGCATGATCGGTTTCCACCACATAGGAGAATCCTGAAACATATATTGACACTCGATGATGGCATCCTCTTTCATAAACTCCCGAGCTTTAGAAGGAACCCAATCATCACGAATCTCAGACTCAAACATCAACTTACCCCTTTCTTGTACGTATAATCTCCATATATCACCCTTTCTCTTTATTTGGAAGTCGATCGTGTTCTTATCCCGGGGCTTCCACTTAAACATGGTTTCGTGTGTACCAGTTTTTACCCTATCATTGATCGGTGTGAAAATAAGGCCATCTATTTCCTGTTGCACCGTGGGTAGGTATTTATCCATAAAGTCTTGATAATCAGACATTAAATGAAACGTCTTCAATGCAATTTTTACCGGGTCGTATTTGAGAGTCATGAGCATCTTTTTAAATTTTTCTAGGTGATCGAGTCGAGTAAGAAAACCCTGGTCACCTATCATTTTCCCACAAATCATGAGCATATCATACATCATGAATGTATCCCCGTACATCTCACCTTCGACAATTGTGCCTTCATAGACAGGTTTTCGAAAGTTTAGTGGACAATCGAACATCTCCAAGGCGCGATTTACAAAAATCGTCTTTTTTTTATAGTCGAATGTAAATGCGAGCATCATGAAACGAACCCCATCCGTCTTCTCACATACAACGTATGGATTGGATCGTAAGATGTCGAAATGGCGATATTCGATGGAGATTGGCTGACTACCTGGGAAGATACCTTTACCCTTCGTACCCCAGTAATGCTCCATGAAATCGAGCGTGTATTTGTAAAGGGGATCTTCACGCTTTACAGATAAACGTTGCATTATACGTATGTTTTTGGTTTAATCTTTAATTAGCTTTAACACCGGCTGAGTTGACGATGTTTCCGATACACTCGTGGGGGTATGTAAAAGTGAGACGGGCACCGGTGAACGCGACAACTTTGACTCCGTTTTCCTTAAAATTTTCAAACATCGTCGCCGACTTAGGACTAATTTTTAACTTTCCAGTTCGACGACATTTGATATTTTTGAGAGTGGGTTTACATATCATAAACCAAGCTCGCGCGGAGCTTGTCTTTACTGTGTACACATTCTCGGAAATGGGATTTCCGATTTCTGTATCGAAATTAAGAGCCATTTGATGCGTGGGTTCTTTTGACCCACTTGATATCTTATCCTTGAACATATCCCAATCGACACCTTCAACCACGCCCGGAAACACCATAACGTGGTAATCGTCCCGCTTACTGACAACGTGTGAAATAGACTCATCGTCTACTTGAATACCAAAGTCGATAAAAAGGATACGATCGGTCTCCTTGACGTATTTCTGAATAGCGTCAGCTTTTGCATACGGATCATCGTTAACGAATACGATCTGATTTTGTATGTTATTTTGTATACACTGAATATTCATACGAAGAATCGTATGAAGCGTCTTCACATGACACGAACCACTTCGCGTGACGATGACAGTAGTAACCTTCATTGGGTATATTGAGATCTTAAGCCTTAAGCCTATCATTTAAGCACCCAGAAAATGGTAAATTGCCCACGTGTCCTAATGTGGTATTGCAATCCGCGTATATTTTACCTCCCATCTGCTGCCATCTTCTACAAAAGGCGTAATCTTCGGATAAATATCGCTTACTATCGGGGTCGATCATGCAATCAAAAATCGCACAGTATTCATCAAAATCTCGATTTTGGTGATCGTTCTTGCAGTTCAGTTCCGGGTAATGTTCGTGCATCTTGGTCAGGGCTTCCCGGGAAATCATCATGAAACCCGTAGGTCCATCCAAGACTTCGACGAAACCGTTAACGACCGATCGCTTCGTAGCCCCTATATTTGCCACAAGACTTGACGATATAAGTGCCATGTGGCGTTCGTCACCGT